ATAGAAATAAACTGAATAATCATGTTAGTAATCTTGAATGGATGCCCATTCAAAATAACAAATCGGCATGGGAAAGAGATGAAGAATATCTAAAGAAAATAAGTAAATCTTTAAAGAAGAATTATGTTTATGGTATTGGAATTAATGACGTTGAATTTGAAGAAAGACATTCTCCAATTTACAAAAGATGGTTGAGAATATTACAAGATTGCAAAACAAAAAACAGAACTATTTGCAAAGAATGGACAAGATATTCAAACTTTAAATTCTGGGCAGAAGAACAAAAATTTAATAAAGATTCAATACTTTACTTAATTAAAGGAAATGAATACTGCCCAGAAAACTATGTTATAACTTCATATAATTTAATTAATGTTTTAAGTTTCAAACGAAGGGGAAACTACCCTCTTGGAGTAAGTTTATGTAATCCAAAAAGAATGAAAAATATCAGATATTCTGCAAGAACTCGAAATGGTCATATTGGATGTTTTGATACAATTGAAGAATGCCATTGTGAATGGCAAAAACAAAAGATCAAAGAAATTGATCTATTGATTGAAGATAATAGCGATTCCAGAATAATAAAAGTTCTTGAATTGGTTAAACAATCCATTCATAATGACATTATGAATCACAAAGAAACTGTAGTATCTCCTTTTATTCAATAATGAAAAAATCTCCTTACTGGAATTTCTGGAAGGTTGTGCTTGCTGGATGGTTAATAAGATATCCGAAGGTAGTATTATTACCACTCGGATTTATTTTAGTGCTTATATATAAAGCGGTTGTCAATTAATTTAATGATGGAGAAAATTTACCACATATACGCCAAGGAACGCTGTTTATTCCATTCTATCAAGGAAGATGAATTTGAAATCACTTGGAATACTCTTAGAAATATGGTAGGTTTAATGAAGACCGACTACAATGTAGAGGATCTGTCATTCATCGAACTTGTAGTTAATAAGAACACGGTCTTAGAATCTTCTCATTGACAATTGACGAAATAAAAGATAGAATTTGAAGGAAGTAATGTTATCTCTATGGCAAAAGGATTTACTGTAAAAGCAAACCCACCGAAGCCGACTGAAACTGATAGTTGGGACTACGGTGCGATCAAAGAAAGAATGAAAGGAAAATCGATTGTTTTCTGCCTTCCTGGCAGAGGGTGTTCGTTTATCTTTCTGAAAGCATTTGTGCAATTGTGCTTTGACCTTGTACAGAACGGAATGAGTATTCAAATTTCTCAGGATTATTCTTCGATGGTCAACTTCGCCCGTTGCAAAGTATTGGGCGCAAATGTTCTCCGAGGTCCGAAGCAAGTTCCTTGGGATGGAAAACTGGAATACGATTATCAACTGTGGATTGACAGTGACATTGTGTTTAACACCGAAAAATTCTGGCAACTTTGTGATCTCGCTCTTTCTTCCGAAGGAGAAGAGAAAGAAATCGTTGCTGGATGGTATGCAACGGAAGATGGTCACACAACCTCTGTTGCACACTGGCTTGAGGAAGATGACTTCCGTAAGAATGGTGGTGTAATGAATCACGAGACTGTCGATTCAATTACCAAGCGTCGTAAACCATTCACCGTTGATTACACTGGATTTGGTTGGGTTCTGATTAAGAAAGGTGTATTTGAAAATCTTGAATACCCTTGGTTTGCTCCTAAGATGCAAGTCTTTGAATCTGGTGCAGTTCAAGATATGTGCGGAGAAGACGTTTCGTTCTGTCTTGATGCAAAAGAAGAAGGATTTGAAATTTGGTGTGATCCACGTATTCGAGTAGGACACGAAAAGACCCGCGTTATCTGATGACTTTTAATATCTTATACAAAGGACGTAAGATATATCAGAACCTCACACATGAAGAATGTGTTGAGGTTCTTGACAACCTCGCTCAAGAATATTATGAGAACGAGGAGTATGATGTAAATGAAATTGAATTGGAGGAAATCTAATGGCAAAACGACCGTCACTCTCAGGTAAGGTTGTAATTGAACCGAAACTGAAGAAAACTCTTCAAGGTCAAGGTGGTGGAACAAAATACTCTGCCACATCCCGTAATAAGGCAAAAAAGAAATACCGAGGGCAGGGAAAATAAAATACTGAGTAATTAAATGATTCAATTAAATCCACAGATCCCAGTCTTTACTCCCAAAGGTAAAGGTTGGGCTTTTTTTCTGATTGATCGTTCTCAGGAGCACGATTTAGAATGGGTTGTGTTCCTAGATAGTAATGGAGAATGCTGGACCTTTAATAACTCCGACATTAGGATACAAAAGAATTATACTCTTCACCGAGATTAAGATGTATCATTTAGAAGTCTTTGATGAATGGAATGCAATTCATCCAGAAGATCTCTGGGTATATAACAAACTATTTTTAAATACACGTCTAGGGTATCTCTGCGGTCCAGCAGGGTGCCCTGTTTCTATATCTGGGGATTATATAGTCCGACCAAGTATTAATTTACTTGGAATGGGAAGATATTCTCGTATAGAGACTCTTGAGAAAAATACAGAGCATTTACATCCCGCTGAGTTTTGGTCTGAAATCTTTACTGGGACGCACTATAGTGTTGATTTTCGTAACAAAAAATCGGAATTAGTCGTTGTTGGGGAAAAATCTGAAGATGATCCATTGTATAAATGGAAAAAATGGACTAAAATTGATATGAATTTTGATTTTCCTGAAATTTTAAATGATGTAAAGGGAGATTATGAGTGGATAAACTGCGAATTTATTGGAAATAAACTCATTGAAGTCCATTTTAGAAGAAATCCCAACTTTAGATATGGAAATACCTTTGCAATACCTGTATGGGAAGGAGAAAAAATAGAAGAGAAGAAAAATTTAAAGTTTATAGAAGCAAAAGAGTACCATAGAATAGGATTTTATATTGATCTCGGGATAGGAACCCCGTAAAAAGTTCTGATTTAACTCTATAAATCGGAAAAACCGTCATGGGAAAACAATCAGATCGAAATAAAGAGTATATGATGGATATGTGGGGAACAAATAGTCTTGCAACTGACTATGGATCATTAGAAACTCATCCAAAACAAATGATTTCGGAGATTATGAATGATGATTATGCAGTTAAAAAACATAATTTAACTATTCAAAATGAATTACATCAAAAAATCAGAAATGATGAAGATTATGATGATTGGGAGTATGGAACTGAACCCGTTTATGGTATCAAAAGTTAAAATAACTGTAATAAATAAGTTATAATTGACCTCTATGATACAATAAATGCCTCTAGAACGTGTTAGTAAACCTTTCAAAGATGTCAGTTTAACATTACAGAGTCATCCTTTGACTCGTGATATTCTGACAATTACCAATGAAAGGGCGATAGCACGTTCTGTTCGTAATTTAGTTCTTACTCAAAAAGGAGAGAGGTTCTTTAACAGTCAATTAGGATCCGAAGTATCCAGACTTCTCTTTGAAAATCTTGACCGAAGCACTTCTATCTTCATAAGAAACGAAATTGAGTATGTAATTAGAAACTATGAACCTAGAGTGTCCCTTATATCATTAGATGTTAATCCGAATTACGATGATAATCAATTCGATATAGTAATAAAATATAAAATTATAGGAATTGATGTGCCAACTCAACAGTTATCATTTGCACTCACTCCAACACGATAATGGCATTAGTTAATTTCACAAATTTAGATTTCGAAGATATTAAGACTTCGATAAAAGATTATATAAGAACAAATTCTAATTTTACAGATTATGACTTTGAGGGTTCTAGTTTATCTGTATTGATTGATGTATTAGCATATAACACATACATCAACTCATATAATGCTAATATGATTAGCAATGAACTATTTCTTGATGGCGCTACACTCAGAGAAAATGTCGTTTCTCTAGCAAGAAATATTGGATATGTTCCTAGATCAAGAACTGCAGCAAAGGCAAAAGTTTCATTTTCTGTGGATCTTTCTGGTTTGAATGTTAAACCCCTTACTCTAACTCTTAAAAAAGGAATTTGTTTTACTACACTGACTACTTTTGGTAGAGAAAGTAATTCATTTTCGATTCCAGAAGATATTACTGTTCCAGTTAGAGGCGGTATAGCATCTTTTGATGACATCACGATCTATGAAGGAACATTAATTACTCAAAACTTCACTGTAGATACTACAAATTATCAAAGATTTATTTTAGATAACTCGGGAATTGATACTTCAACAATATCAGTAATAGTAAAAGATACTGCTCTTTCAAGTGACTCTAAAGTTTTTAAGCATATTGACAGTATTGCAAATATTGATTCGACATCCAAAATATTTTTGATTCAAGAAATTGAAGATGAAAGATATGAATTACTTTTTGGTGATGGATTATTTGGAAAAAAAATTCTTCCAGGAAATTATGTTACAGTTTCTTATGTTGTAACTAATGGTGAAATTGCAAATGGAATATCTAACTTCAGTTATGCCGGAAGATTAGTTGCAAACGATGGTAGTATCGTAACTTCTGAAGTATCTTTTGTTACTTCTGAAGGTCCAACAAGTGGAGGACAACCAATTGAATCGGTGAGTTATATCAAAAAATATGCTCCTAAAATATACTCAACTCAAAATAGAGCAGTTACTGCGAATGACTATGAGGCATTGATTCCGCAGATATATCCCGAAACTGAATCCATTTCCGTTTTTGGTGGAGAAACTCTTGAACCACCAAAATATGGAAGAGTTTATATTGCAATCAAACCTACAAATGGATATTTTCTTTCTTCTGCAAGTAAAGAATTTATTAAATCTGAATTAAGAAAATATTCTGTTGCTGGAATTGTTCCAGAATTTATGGATCTAAAGTATTTGCACGTTGAGTACGATACTACAGTTTATTATAATAAAAATATGATTTCAAATGAAAATATAATTACTAATACAGTTTATAATAATATTTTAGAATATACAAAATCAAGTGAAGTTAATAGATATGGGGCAAGATTTAAATATAGTAAATTCTTAAAATTAATAGATGATAGCAATTCTGCAATAACTTCAAACATTACTAAGATTTCGATGAGAAGAGATCTTAGAGTAAATGTAAATGCGATTGGAAATTATGAAATTTGTTTTGGAAATGAATTTCATGTTAAAAATATGCAAGGCAATAATATAAAATCATCCGGATTTAAAATTGATGGACTCTCCAATCTTGTATATTTGTATGATTTACCAAATCTTAATAATCCAACAACAGGAAAATTATTTTTATTTGATGGAGAAACTTCAAATTATTTTAATGAAGTTGGTAAAATAAATTATGAAACTGGTGAAATATTCTTAGAATCTATTTCTATAACTTCTACTGAAATTCTACAAGATGACGAACCTGTAGTTATGATTTCCGCCACTCCAAAATCTAACGATGTTATTGGATTACAAGATTTATATTTACAGATAGATATTAATAGAAGTAAATTGAATATACTTCCTGATAATATTTCTTCTGGAGCAGATTCATCTGGAAGTACGTATTTAAAAACTTCAAGTTATACAAACGGACCACAAATATTAAAATAATATGGTAAATTCAAGAGTTAATATCAGCGAAATTGTTGAAAATCAACTTCCAGCATTTATTACAGAGGAATTTCCTCTTGTATCTGAATTTTTATCGCAGTATTATAAGTCTTTAGAGATACCAGGTGGTCCATCCGATATACTGAATAATATTGATTTACATGCAAAAATTGATAATATTAAGAGTGTATCCGACTCTACAAATTTAATTGGAGATATTGATCCATTCCAGTCATCAATTTTAGTTAAATCAACAATAGGATTTCCAGATAAGTATGGAATTTTGCAAATTGATGACGAAATTATTACATATAAATCCAAAACCGATAATAGTTTTGAAGAATGTATCAGAGGATTTAGCGGAATAAGTGATTTTAATGGAAAACGAGATCAATTAACTTTTTCTATCACCAATTCGGAATCTCATTTTGATGGTAGTTTAATTTTAAATTTGAGTGCTTTATTTTTAAATGAATTTTTATATAAACTTAAGAAACAAATTGCTCCAGGGTTTGAGGGAATACCACTTAATAAAAATCTCAATGAAAAAAATTTCATTAAACAAGTAAAGGATTTTTATTCATCTAAAGGATCCGATAAGTCTTTTAACATTCTTTTTAATGCTTTATATGGAGAAAAAGTACAAGTATTAAGACCTTCAGATAATGTAATATCTCCGTCAGCAGCAAAGTATCAAAGATCTCAACAGTTAATTGTAGAATGCGATAATAGAAATATTTTAAGTCTTATTGGAAATACAGTATATCAAAATAAAATAAATTCTACTAATCAATCTTTTGCTACGGTATTAAATGTTGAAGAGATAAAAAGAGGAAATGTAACTTATTATAAAATTGATTTAGATAATGACTATAATAGAGATATTAGTGTTTCTAGTGGAACAATATCTGGGACATTTACAATAAGCCCAAAAACAAAAGTAACATCAAACATAGAAAAAAATTCTACTTTTATAACAGTAGATTCCACTATTGGGTTTCCAAATGAAGGAGAATTATTAATTAAACTTTCTGATGGTACTACTAGATTAATAAACTACTATGATAAAAATGTTAATCAATTTTTAGAATGTTCTGGAATAACGTTCGATATTCCATCGGGAATTGATATTGAAGATACTAATTATTGTTATGGGTATGATTTAAATTCCAATAAAATTGAATTTAAAATAACTGCTGTAATATCGGACTCTACTCTTTTAAATCCAACGGGAGGATATTCAAAAAATGATCCTGTTATAATTGACAATATTGGATTATCCGGTAATAGATCAATTCATACATCATGGTTGTATAATAATTCTATTTACTATCAAATTAAAAATATAACCTTAGTAGATTTTTCTAATTTTTCATATTCTATTACCCTTTATGATGATTCGTATATTTACGTTGGGGATAGTTTGGTTTTATATGATACAAAAGGAAATAGAAAAAACCTTAAAGTTACATCACTAAACAATAAAAAATCTTTAGTTGTAGAATCCCAGCAAGGAACAATAGATTTATCTGAAGTATATTATGTAGAAAGACAGATATCTTATGTTAATACTGGGGATTCTTTCATAGATCAAGTAACTTCAAATGTTACGAATGTATATTATGATTTTTATCAAGGTGATAATTATGTCACGTCCAATTCCTTACCTTCATATTCGAATTTGACTCTTGATATAAAAAACTATAAAGTATCTTTTAGTGGAAATTTCAATGGAGAAGAACTTGAAATCGGAACACATTCATTTTTAACTGGAGATGCAGTATATTATATTCCTAAAGATTCTGATAATACTTTAAATATAGATTTTGGTTTATATTATGTTAAGAGAATAAGTTCATCAAAAATAAAATTATCTAGAAGTAAGTCTGCAATTTATGGAAATAAATTCATAAATTTAGTTGGAAATGTTACTGACAACACAATTGTATTAGATAAATTTTATGATAATAATTTTGCCCCATATAAACTACTGAAAAAAATTCCAGAATTACAAAAACGAGATTCTTTAGATTTTTATGAAACTAAACCAAATCAAAATACTGGTATTTTAATCAATGGTGTAGAGATTTTAAATTATAAATCCTCAGATTCAGTTTACTACGGTGAAATTGAAAGTGTAGATATTTTAGATGGAGGTAATGATTATAATGTAGTCAATCCACCAACATTAATAATCACTGACAAAAATGATTTACAAAGAACACCGGATGATTTTGCCAAAGGGTATGTTGGTGTTGCTGGGTCTTTGACTGGAATAAAATTAGTAGATCCAGGATTTGATTACATTGATACTCCTATTGTTGATATAGTTGGGGGTGGTGGAAAAGGAGCTTTAGTTCGAGCTGAATTGTCATCATTTAAGCATGAAGAATTTTTCAAAGCAGAAGATAATAATAATGTCAATTTAACTACAAATATAATAGCATTTTCTGAAGATCATAAATTTAGAGATTATGAAAAAGTAATTTATAGGGCATTCAATCAAACTCCAATTGGAGGATTAATTGATAATTCGATATATTATATAAAGACTTTAAGTGCAAAATCTATAACTATTCATAATACAGAATTAGATGCTATATCTGGAATAAACACGATAAATATCACTTCATATGGAACAGGAAAGCATTCTATAGAGTCTTATTTTACTAAAAATAAAATTCAGAGATTTATTATTGAAAATAATGGAGAAGGATATAAAAATAGACTAATTCAAACTACTTCTTCTGGAATAAGCACAATAACAAATACTATAACAGTAAAAAATCATGGATATGAAACTGGAGAAGTTATAATATACAATGCATCACAAACACCAGTAAGTGGATTAACTTCTGCATCATCATATTACGTAACAAAATTAGATGATGATAAATTTAAATTATCTTCAGTTGGAGTAGGAACAACATCAGCAAATTATTATATTAATAAGGGGGAGTATATAAATTTCACCTCAGTTGGATCTGGAATTCATTATTTTAACTATCCACCAATTGAAGCTAGAATAACTGGAAAAATTGGAATTTCAACATTAAGTGGTCAAAATTTTAATGCAGTAATATTTCCGATTGTAACGGGAACTATCACTTCAGTTTTTATTTCTAATGGTGGCGATTATTACGGATCTGAAGAAATATTAAATTACAATAGGCAACCATCATATAGATTGGAAAATGGAAAGGGTGCTCAATTGTACCCAATAATTTCTAATGGCACAATAATTGGAGTAAATGTACAGAATAGTGGTTCTAATTATGATAATTCTCCATTAATTCTAGTTTATTCTCTTACTGGATCTGGGGCAATATTAACTCCAATAGTAGAAAATGGTTCGATTGTGGATGTTAAGGTTATAAATGGTGGATATGGATATATTAAAAATGAAACCTCGTTGCAGGTTTCAACTCTTGGCGGAAAATGTCAACTGAGATTTAATTCAAAAAAATGGACTGTTAATAATGTCGAAAAATTAATAAAAAAAGATACAATAACACAAGATGATGGAATTTTAGAAAAAAATAACTCTTTGCCTGGAACCCTTCAGTATTATCATTTATATGCACCAAGAAATTTACGAAGGACAATACTGGGATCAAAAGTATTAGATGGGGAAACAATATATCTTCCTGATCTAAGTCTTGTCAATTCAAAAGAAGTTGAAACTACATATCACTCTCCAATAATTGGATGGGCATATGATGGAAATCCGATTTATGGTCCATATGGATATGAAACTCCAACTGGAGGAGGTGTAAAATTAATGAGGTCTGGATATACGTCGTCTTTAAAATCAAAAAGACCTAGTGTTAATTTATATCCAGAAGGATTTTTTGTTGAAGATTATGATTTTGTTGATGGTGGAGATCTGGATCAACATAATGGAAGATACACTATAACTCCAGAATATCCAAATGGAATATATGCATATTTTGCCACGATAAAAGAAGGTCAAGTTGAAACTTCTGGTCCATTTACCAATTACAAAAAACCAGCATTTCCATATATTATTGGGAATACTTATAGACATAATCCATCAGAAGATAATTTTGGGAATACTTTATCTTTACAAAATTTTGACACCAGTAATAAAGTTCGATATACGAATCACTATAATTTAAAATCTTCAACTTCTGGATATAATTACATATTAAATCCAAATGAAATTAAACCAATTTATAATTTTGTAAAGGATGTTTCGTCAAGTAATGTCACCGATATAGTAATTCCATTCCCTGGAAGTGGATATAAATTTGGAGATATAGTTAATTTTAATGATGAAGAAATTTATGGTAAAGTTAAATCTATTACTGGAAGAGAAGTTTCTAATATATCGTACAAAAGTCATAGAATTAATAATGTAGAAATAATCGCAAATCAAGATCCATATGGAAATTTCATTGGATTTTGTACTTCTCCACACAATTTAATTGATAAACAACCAATATTTTTCACTGGAATTGGAACAAATACGTTTAATTTTAACTCAAATCCGATATTTGAGGTGAGAATTAAAAATAATGTCCTATTCTTAAGTCAAGATATTCCAGATACTTCTGTTACTGGAATAGTGACTTATTTTAATGTGTATGGTTCTTTATCATATCCAAACATAACAACAAACGACATATACACTGTTAGAGATGAAAAGATTAAAATTTTAGAAATAGATAATGTTTCATCTAGAATTAAAGTTCAAAGAGCATATAGTGGAACTGTCGGATTGGCATATACTACTGGTGAATCTTTAACTGAAAATACTAGAAAGTTTTATGTTAATTTACCTCAAAATATTTCAACAAATAATTTAAAAATTAATAAAGAATATTATTTCACTCCATCAGAATCTGTTGGTATTGGTACAATTGGAATAGGATCTACATTAATGATATCCAATCCTGGAATTGGAGCAACCCAAGTATTTGTTCCAATTAGATCAATTTACATTCCAAATCATCAAATAGAAAATGGAACTAGGATTATATACAGTTCAAATGGTGGTTCTGGACTTGATGTATCTTTAGATGGAATTAATAATTATAATCTTACAGATGGTTCGGAACTTTATGCTGTAACTTTATCAAATGACTTTATAGGTATATCAACTTCAGTTGTTGGATTGGGATCTACAGGAAATTATGTTGGAATAACATCAACTAATAATTTAATGTATATTGTATCAAATGGATCTGGTACAAATCACAGTTTTAAAACTAATTATAAGAATATAAATCCATTCGAAATTAAAAATGGAAGTGTTGTAGTTTCTGTGGCATCTACTCATAATATGAAAGTAAATGATAATATAGATTTATTTGTAAAAAATATTGGAATATCTACAACTATAAAAGTTAAATATAATGATTATAACAGAAGAATTTTAATTGGAAATTATGAATTTAGCGACTTAGATGTAAATACAATTAGTGATACTATAACCATAGTAAATCATAGATTTACAACTGGTCAGAAAGTAGTATATACTTCATCTTCCCCATCTACAAATCTTATTAACAATAAAATCTATTACATTAATGTTGTAGATGAAGATACTGTAAGATTATGCAATTCTTACTATGAATCTTTAAGTTTAGATCCAAATTATGTAAATATAGGTTCCGCTTCTACTGGAGAAATTGGATTAATTAATCCACTATTAAGGTTACAGACTGGAAGAAAAACTATATTTGATCTTTCGGATTCTTCGTTGTCATATAATGTTGGTTCTAGATTATATTCTGCATTTAAACTTAATTTTTATGTTGATAATCAATTTAAAGATGAATATGAATTCACAACTAATCCAGAAATAATTCAATATGGTAATGTTGGAATTGATACGAATTCAAGAATTGAGTTGCAATTTATAGATCCTACAGTATTATACTATAAAGTAAATCCAATAAATCTAGATAAAATATCTCAAACTAAAAAAGATATTATAATTGATAATGAGAATGTACAAAATAATAATACGTTACTAATAGATTATAGTGATTACAGTGGAGAATATACTATTAATAAAGTTGGTATTGGATCTACAAATTTTGAATGTTATCTTCCATTAACTCCAGAGGAATTAAGTTACAATAATGGTGGGAATACCAATATTCTATATGTAACTTCTTCCAGTACAGAGACTGGAGGACTATATAAGGTTCAACCATATTCAACAAAGAACTTCAAATCTTTACCTTCAATATCTTCTATAAATTCTACCAGAGGAAAAGATTCTTTAATTTATCCTATTGGTTTAAATATTGGCCTACCAAGAAAAATTGAAATTAAAGATATTGGATTTGGATTTCCATCTGATACAACACTAAAACCTCAATTTAAATTACCACAAATAATATCAATATTTCCTTTAGGAAAACTGCAATATATTAAAAAATTAACTCCTGGAATAAATTATACTACAGATCCAAAATTAGTATTAGTAGATCCAGTAAAAAATGTAGTGATAGATGATGTAGAATTGCAATATTCTTCGTTGGAAAATTATGTTTCTATTGTAAAAAATACTAATTCTATAACTGGATCTTCAGTTAAAGTTGTTCCAGTCAATAATAGTAATGGAATCCCTATTATATCAATAAATTACAACTCTACGACTAAAGATGTTATTGTTGGATTAGGCGTAAGTTATAGTTCTTTAAATGATTTCCCATTTGAGATAAATGATTCCTTTATAATTGAAAATGTAAGTGTTGGAGTTGGAACAATTGGAAAGGGTTATAATTCTTCAAATTATAACTACAAATCATTTGTTGTAAAGAGTAGAGATCCAAATATCGGTGGATCAAATTCATCAATAACTTTTAGTATTAAAGACTTTATTTCTGAAAATGAAACTCCTGGAACATTTTACCCTTTACTTTCAAATGGATTGGTAATACCAGAGAAATACTTCCCAACATTTGAAATTAAAATAGAAAAAGGTAGTTATAAAATAGGTGAGTATATAACAAATGGAATTATTAGATCTAAAGTTATTGATGTAGATAAAGAAAATGATAAAGTTAAGGTAATATCTAAAGATAATTTTAATGTAAATGATCAAATTTACGGTGAAATAACAAATACAAAATCTAAAATTGTGCTTGTTGAAAACTCTAGTGGATTTTATACTTTAGATTCATCCGCACTTGTTATTAATGGGTGGCAGGATATGGTAGGATTTTTAAATGAAAATACTCAAAGAATTCATGACAGTGACTATTATCAATATTTTTCATATTCTTTAAAATCTAAAGTTGAGTATGAAGATTGGAATTCTTACGTAAGTTCTTTAAATCACACATCTGGATATAAAAAATTCTCAGATTTGCAAGTAGAATCTGCTTTAAATTTAAATAATTCAGATTTATTTGTGTCTGTAGTATCAGAAGAAATTTCCGGAATTTCTGTCGATACTTTCTCAGATATAATTGAAGTTGTTGATCTAAATTCTATTGTAGATTTTGATTTAGCGTCCGAAAAAACTATAAAAATTGGATCCACCAATATTTCTAATGAAGTAATATTCAATTCCAGAGATCTCCAAGATTATTTTGAATCTGTTGGAAATAGAGTATTACTTTTTGATGATATAAGTCCCAAATTCAATAATACTCCAAGATCAACTCCATTTAGTATTGTAGATAGTTTTAAACTTGAAACCGACAGGTTTAAAAAATATATTACTTATGTAAGAGACCAAAGATTTATTGGGGAAAGACAATTCTCAATTATTAGCATGATGTATGATGGTTTAGATTCTTATTTGAATCAATATGGAAGAATTGATACGGCAAGAAATCTCGGTTCGTTTGATTTTGTTATTAGTGGAGATGAAGGAAAACTTTTATTCTATCCAGTTAATTTTGAAGTAAATGATTACGATATTTCATATATTTCATATAATATGAACAATTATTTGGATGGAAGTGATTCAACTTCTCTTGGAGTTGTTGGTATTGCAGCAACAACAAAATATGTTGCATCCGGATCCACTGGACCGTCAAATATATTGACAATTCCAAAAACAAATAGATCTGCAAAAATTTTAGTTGGTGTTGAGGCATTAAATCTTCAAGATTTGGAATTCATAGAATTTTCTTTAGTTCATGATGGAACAGATATTCACGTTTTAGATTATGGTTTGTTGTCAAATGCATCATCTGAAACTTCTTCTGGACTTGGAACTTATCATTTCTATTATTCTGGTCCTAATATCAATTTAGATTTTACTCCAAATGTTGCTCTTGCTCACACTTCAAATTTTTATAGCATTACTGTTGCTATAGGTGATACAACATCCTCTGGAGTTTCCACAGTAACTTTAAATAATACAAGATTTTCATCTCATTATACTGGAATCGGATCGACATCCACTCCAGTTCAAAATACGATTGCTTCTTATGGTAATCCATATTCTGGAGCATATTATTTGATTTCTGTAGAGGATACTACAAATAATCGTTATGAATTTTTAGAAACTATCGTAATTAATGATAGAAATAGAGCATATCTAGTAGATTATGCCCCAGTAAGAACGCATATTGGTCTTGGGACATTTGGTGCTACTGTTTCTGGAACAAATGTTAATTTTGAATTTACTCCAATTCCAAATATTAATACGGAAGTTAGAGTATTCCAAAACGCATTAAGTCTTGTTAATGCCGGAACCTTAGAATATGAAATAGTACTTAATAATGCATCTATTGATACCGGTTATGGTTTATATGAAGGAACATCTAAAGACATAAGAAAATCATTTGAATTGACTTATGAAAGTGAACCAGTCTTTGAAAAGGAATTTTTAGGTAATAATTTAAATATAGTAAATATTAACGATAATGCATTTACAATACCAAATCATTTTTATGTGACTGGAGAAGAAATTTCTTATAGTTATCTTGATGATGGGGTACATAGTCCAATAGGAATTGTCACTTCTAGCATTGCTGGAATTGGAACAACGGATATACTTCCAAACAAACTTTATGCAATAAATGTAAATCCATCCACTATAAGAGTATCAGATACTTCTGAAAATGCCTTGAAATCTATTCCTGTTCCTATTCAATTAAGAAGTGTTGGAATTGGATCTTTCCATAAATTTACAGCAAAAAATCAAAATTCTAGATGTTTAATTGCTATTGATAATTTTATACAATCTCCTATAGTTGGATCATCCGTTACAACTCTTCTTGTTTCCGATTCAGAAACTAGTGATAGTATATTGAATTTTGCTGGAATTACATCATTCTTCAGTGGTGAACTCATTAGAATTGATGATGAAATTATGAGAATCAATAAAACTGGAATTGCAGACTCCAACTTAGTATTGGTTCAAAGACCTTGGATGGGGACAACTCTTGGATTCCATACTGCAGGATCTTTAATTAGAAAGATTGAAGGTGACTATAACATTGTAGGAAATACGATAAACTTTATTGAAGCTCCAGCAGGTAAAACGCCAATAGGAACTATTACAAATAGACCAAATGATAGAGATTATACTGGTATAACTACATTTTCAACGTTTAATGGTAGAACATTCTTAAGATCCTCGATTCCAGATACTTCAATTGAACCATATTCGAAAAATTATATCTTCGATAATCTATCAGAACAATTTAATGGTATTACTACATCTTATACATTAACTTCATCTGGCAGTAACGTTTCTGGATTTTCAACTGGAAATTCTATTGTATTAATTGATGGAGTATTCCAACAACCAAGAAGACTTGGTGCTGTTGATATTGAGGGAGCATTCTACTTGAATGAAGTTGCTGGAATATCCACAATTACATTTGTTGGAACGGCATCATCTACCCCATATGACATAAATCAATCTAAACTTCCTTATGGTGGAGTTATAGTATCATTTGGATCTACAGGAGGACTTGGATATCAACCTTTAGTTTCTGCTGGTGGAACTGCTACAATATCAATAGCGGGAACAATAACATCTATTAGTGTTGGTAATACTGGTTCAGGATACAGAGCAACTGAAACTGTAGAAGTAATAAGTGAAGTTGTAGAAACTGTTTCTATTGGAGCAACTGTAATTTCAATTATTAATAATAATGGAATTTTAAATAAATTGTCATATTATAATAATGGATATATTGATATTGGATCTAAGATAAAGGATGGGCAAATAGTAGGGTTTGGAACAACTTCTATTGTAGTTTCTACATCTAGCACATCTTCTTCAATAATAAATTCGGGAGATTCTGTTAAAATACGTTTGACAGATCCAAATCTGGGTATAGTTAATGTTGGATATGCAACAGAAAATTCTGAATCATATTCTATAACTTTTGTTGGATTTACGACCGTAATTGCTGGTAGTATATCACCAAATGTCACAATAATAAATCCTGGAATTGGATTTACTGAACCTCCAATTTTAGTATTTGATCAACCAAAGTCATATACCGATCTTAAATTAAAATATTCTTCATCTTCAAGTGGTATTGGAACAGAGGCAAAAGTTGATGTTGTAGTAGGACAAGGATCAAGTATAATTGATTTCAGCATTAAGAATTATGGATACGGATATAAACCTGGAGATATATTAACTGTTCCCACAGGCGGTTTGACTGGAATTCCATTAGATCCAACTGTATCTCCAACTTTTAGAGAAGCTCAAATTATTGTAGATAAAGTATATAACAATAAATTTACATCTTGGGTTGTTGGGGATCTTCTCCCAATAGATCCATTAGATGATTTATTTGATGGGACAAGAAAATTATTCCCAATTAAAGTAAATGGGCAGCTAAGAACAATTAGAGCAAAGTCTGGATTAAACTGAATTCCGATGATCCATTTTTGAATCAAGAATTGAGAACAGTAATATCTGTAAATGCAACTGACGATATTTCAACAACTCCATATTCTGGTGTTGGTATATCAACAAATGAATTGTTATTGAGATCAGTGACTTGGAGAAAACAAACTGAGGATAGAATAATAAATGGAAAAGAAGTAGGAAAAGATAGAATTTTCTATGAACCTCTCATTTATCCAACAACCAATATAATTCAAAGTGTTGGAATTGGATCTACAGTAATTTTTGTTGATAATTTAAAGACATTCTTTGATAGTTACAAAGAAAACGCTTTAACATCATATATTTCAGATATAGAAATTATATCTCAAGATGAAATACGACGTGCATCTGCTACTGCTACAGTTTCTGTTGCAGGTACAATTTCCGATATAATCATAACTGATCCTGGAATTGGGTATACTTTTACTCCATCTGTAACAATACAAAAAAAGATTGGAATATCTTCATCTAATGTTGCGATTGCAACCGCATATGTTTCTTCTGGATCTGTAACTTCTATTGGAATAGTTAATTCGGGAATCGGATATACACAAACAAATCCGCCTTTAGTGTTAATTGAATCTCCAACTTCTAAAATTGAAAGAATAAAAAATGTTTCATATGAAGGAGACTTTGGAACTATTATTGGGATAGCAACTACATCTATAGTCGGAATACCAACCGGAATTGAATTTACGTTCTATATCCCAAGCGATTCTTATGTTAGAAATTCAATCATTAATAATTTAACAATAACAAGTACAGGAATAAGTGGAATTCAAACCGGATATTATTTTGTTATAAGAAATTCAAACGTTGGGTATGGATTAACTTCTCTTAGAACTGATTTTACTTCGATTGGAGTTGGAACCCAATTTATAGATAATGTTTATCAAGCAGCAAAAGTTTCTACTGGTCAGACATCTGTAGTTGGGGTTGGAACTACAAACATAGTAAAAGTTGTAGTTAATGTTTCTAATTTTAATTCTATTGGAACATCATTTACTAATGGTTACAATGGTGATTTCTCTTGGGGTAGAATCTCTGTACCAACAAGAAAGAAACCTACAGATTTTTATTCATACTATTCTAATGGAATTTCCGGAATAGAAACTTCTCCTGTAGTAAGAAGAAAAAATCCTTTAAAATATTTTGGTTATCTTTGATAATAAATAAATAAAAAACCAATAAAATGTCTGCAATAATAACTGATCAATTAAGAATTCTTAATGCTAGAAACTTCGTTTCTATTGCATCTTCGTCTTCTAACTCATATTATGCTTTTGTAGGTCTTAGCAATCCAGATGATTATCAAAGTGATTGGGATGCGAACCCACCTTCACCAAAAGATTCTTTTGACGAAGAAAATGATTGTTGGGATACGATGATATCTCTTAAAAAGATCTCATCTGGTGATATTAGATCAGTTGTGAGAAAAGTTATGTGGGAAGCTGGGACTACATATGATATGTATAGACATGATATTTCCAGGACTAATTTATCACAACCATCTAAATCCACTAATTTATATTCAGCAAACTATTATATTGTTAATAGTGAATATAAAGTTTACATTTGCATTTATAATGGAACCGACCCAGAAAATCCAAATGGAAGACCATCTTTAGATGAACCAAACTTCACAGATTTGGAACCTAGATCTGCTGGAGATAGTCAAGATGGTTACCTTTGGAAATATTTGTATACAATAAAGCCATCAGACATAATAAAGTTTGAATCTACAAATTTTATTCCTGTTCCAAATGATTGGGAGACTAATTTAGAGTATTTTAACATAAGAAACAATGCCATAACAGGTGGGCAATTAAAAGTAGCAGTAATATCAAATAGAGGTGTTGGATTAGGAACCGCAAATAGATCATATACTAATGTTCCAATTTATGGTGATGGTTCTGGCGCAAAAGCAACAGTAAGTATTAATAATGAGTCAAAACTTGAAAGTATAACAATAACAAATGGTGGATCGGATTATACTTATGCTGTATTAGATTTGAGAGCTGGAGGAATACCAGTTGGATCAACTCCTGCAGTTGTAGATGTAATAATCCCACCAAAAAATGGTCATGGATATGACATTTATAGAGAACTGGGAGCATATAATGTAGCAGTATATGCCAGGATGGAAAATAGTGTAGATAATCCAGATTTTATTATTGGGAATAAAATTTCTAGAGTTGGAATAGTCAGAAATCCTTTGGCATTTGGTGGAGATTCTTTATTAACATTAGATAAAGTTAGTGCAGCTTATGCATTAAGATTGACTGGAATTGGTTATAGTCAAACTACATTTACCCCAAATTCTTTAATACGTCAAACTATAGGAGTTGGTGTTACTGCAGTAGGAAGAGTTATTTCATATGATAAATCAACTGGAGTTTTAAAATATTGGCAAGATAGAAGTTTAGTTGGGTTTAATACTGATAAAACTAAAAAAACTAATCCAGATTATGGTTTTGTATTAAATAGATTTACTACACAAATTCTTTCGGGTGGATCAATTAATATTATTGGTGGAAGCAGTGTTTTAGGAATAGATACAAACTTCACAGGTATATCTACAGTAATAAATAATAAGACATACTATCTTGGTCAAACATTTATTGGTGGTATATCCCAACCTGAAGTATCAAAATATTCAGGAGAAATTATATACGTGGATAATAGACCTTCCATAACCAGGTCTAAAAATCAAAAAGAAGATATCAAAGTAATTTTGCAATTCTAAAGAATTATGCCTCAGGATACTAATTTAAACATCTCTCCATATTTTGATGATTTCAATCCAGAAAGCAATTATTTTAGATTTTTGTTTAAACCT